GAGGCGATGCAGTTCATGAACCCGGGCGTGGGCGACGCCCTGGACACGCACGTGTACCAGTGGAACGGCTCGGTCTGGATGGACCTGGGCCCCGGTGGCGTCCCCGGTCCCATCGGCCCCATCGGCCCCATAGGCGCGCAGGGCATCGACGGCAGCTACTGGTTCGTGGCCACCGGACCGCCGCCCGCCTTCAACGCCGCCATCGCTGGCATCACCCCCCGGGTACGGGACGCCTACCTCGACACGGTGACGGGGATGACCTACTGGGTCGTGGGTGCGGCCTGGACCCAGGTCGCCTCCATCAAGGGCATCGACGGCACCTACTGGCTGGTGGGCGCGGGAGCGCCGCCTGCCTACCCGGCGCCCATCGGCGGCGTGACGCCGCGCGAAGGCGACCTCTACTTCAACACCTCCACCGGCAACGTGCGGCAGGTGCAGGGAGGCGTGTGGGTGGACCTGCCGGGCGACCTGCACGGCACTTACTTCTTCCAGGGCACGGCCCCGCCGCCCGCCTTCCCGACCACCATCGACGGGATCACGCCCCGCGAGCTGGACCTGTTCGTCGACACCGTGACCGGGTTCGTCTATCAGGTCAACGCCGGAGTGTGGACCCAGCAGGCGGGCGGGCTGCGCGGCCCCCAGGGCATCGCCGGTCCCGCCGGGAACACCTACCTGGAGTCGACGTGGCGCCATTCGGCCACCGTCGGCCCACCCCCCAACACCGGCAGCTACCGCCTCGACGCCACCGGGCAGACCCTCTACCTCCACCACAGCGACCTGGGCGGTACCGACCAGACCCTCGGCGTCAGCGCGCTGGAGGTAGGCGACCAGATCCACCTCCGCACGGCCGACGCCAACTACCTGCTCTACACCGTTACCTCCGTCCTCAACGGCGGCACGTACCACGCCTTCGGGTTGCTCGTCGTGGCCCAGGACGGGGTCATCTCGACCAACGAGACGACCACCTTCAACCTCGTCCACAAGGCCCCGGCCACCATCTGGCATCAGGGGACGGCACCCCCGCCCGCCTACCCCTCCGTCATCAGCGGCGTCGTACCCCACGAGGGCGACTTCTACATCGACACCGTCACCGGCCGGGTGTATCAGGTCGAGGCCAGTACCTGGGTCCTCCAACCGGGCGGCCTCATGGGTCCCGAGGGCTCCCCCGGTGGGTCTGTCCTGACCGACTACTGGATCTGGCGCGCCGCCACCACCGCCCCGGCCACGGGCGAGATCCGTCGGGACGCCAGCCTCCGCCTCATGATCCACGACGTGTCCACGGGCGCACCCTTCGGCGCCGGGATCGACCGCACGCCCTTCCTGTCCCTGCTCGCCGTCGAGGACTACGTCTACCTCCGCACCCAGACCGGGGCCCGCCTCATCGCCCGGGTGACGGCGGCGCCCACCGACCTGACGACCTACTGGCGGTTGACGGTCGTGACCACCGCCTCGGGCGGTGCCTTCAACGACGGCGACGTCGTGCGTGTCGACCTCGTGCCCACGGTCATCGGCCCCACCGGCATCGACGGCACCTACTGGCTCCAGGGCGCCACGACTCCGCCCGCCTTCCCCGCCCCCATCAGCAGCGTGACGCCACGCGAGGGCGACTTCTACCTCGACACCTACTCCGGCGAGGTGTACCAGGTCGAGACCGGTGTGTGGGTCAACCAGACCGGCGGCCTCATGGGCCCCATCGGTCCTCCTGGTCCGGCCACGCTCATCGTCGACGACTTCGTCACCCGCCTGCCGTCCGAGCTGCCTCTTGACGGTCTCATCCCAATCGACTGGGACGGCGTCGGCAACCCCGCCGCCGCCTACCAGCTCAACGTCGGGGAGTCGCTGTACTACGCCCCGCTCGATCCGTTCGCCGCCGACGCCGGGCACCTGTTCCAGTACGTGTCGACGGCCACCGATCCGACCGGGTGGATCGACCTGGGCATCATCCGCGGCCCGCAGGGTGTCCCCGGCCCTCCTGGCCCGGCATCGCTGGAGGTGTGGATTGACCCCGCCGCACCAGCACCCCGGGGCGACTACACGATCTGGATCGACACCGATCAGCCCGATCCGGCCAACCCGCTCGACGCCCTGCCCCAGGGACTGGTGGCTGACGTCCAACCAGCCGAGAAGGGAATCAACACCACAAGCCAGGTGTGGGCGACCGTCGCCATCACCGGACTCCCAAAGAGCAGTCTGCGCCGCTTCCTGTGGGTGCTGACGCCGCAGATGTACGCGGCCGGAACCACCGGCCGGTCGTTCAGTTTCGGCGTCCCCGGCATGACCACGGGCGGACGGGAGCTACTCATGCCCGCCCCCGTCGCGGGCGGCTACCCCGGGACCACGTACAACGTGATCGGTCGCGCCCTCACCGACGCCAACGGCGCCGTGAACATGGACATCTCGGTGCAGTTGCGTTCCGGCGCCGCCGTGACCTTCCTGGGATCGGGCGGTGGCATCAGCCAACGGTCCCGTATCCAGGTCTTCGACATGGGAGCGCGCTAATGCCTGCACTGCGGTACTGGGACGGCACTGCCTGGGCCACCATCTCCAACATTCCCGGTCCCCCGGGGCCCCAGGGCAATCCGGGCATTGACGGGCAAGACGGTCAGGCCACCATCATCGTGGGCCAGTTCGTCACCCAGACTCCGGCCACCCTCCCGGCCACCGGCCTCATCCCGGCGGGATGGGACGGGGCGGGCACCTTCCCCGGCGGCAAGCAGATGGTCGTGGGCGAGGCGCTCATCGACAACAACCCGGCCAGCGCCGCCCTCGGCCACCTGTGGCAGTACGTGTCGACCGGCGTCGTCCCGGCCGGATGGATCGACGTCGGCCTGGTGCGTGGGCCAATCGGGGCGACCGGCCCCACCGGGCCGACCGGAGCTGACGGCCTCCCCGGGCCGTCGTTCCCCGGGGGCACCGCCGACCAGGCTCTGACCAAGATCGACAGCACCGACGGGAACTACCAGTGGGACGGGCCCCACCTGAAGCTCACCGGCGGCACCCTTACCGGCCACGAGAACATCAACGGCGCCAACCTCTACCTGAACCAGAACTCCACCCCGGCGGGGGGCAACCTGGTGGCCGCCGGGTCGGCCACGTCGATCCTCGGGCGCCGTCTCGTCGCCGTCAACGGCGGCGGCGGCGGGAACGCCCTCGTCGTGATCCAGTTCGGCTACAACGGCCAGGGGGCCAGTGCCGGGGGGACCGGCACCTACCGTCACGAGATACGCGCCGCGCACCACGGCTCCCAGATCGGCCCCAACGGGCTGGAGCTGTGGGTCCACGGCTCGTCCCTCGCCCCCTACAGCCAGATCTCGACCGACGCCCCCAACAACCACGTCGCCGACTTCCTGGGCAGCCTGATCACGTTCTACAAGAACGTGGCCGCGTTCACCATGACCGGCGAACTCACCTTCAACGGCACCAACCTCGGCGTCACCTTCACCGGCGGGTCCCGCATCTACGACTGGACCGACAAGCCGCTGACGTTGATGACGGGCACCGGCACCGCTGCTGGCCAGCCCCGCATCATCGGCAACAACGGCCTCAACGCCCGGGACATCATCGACACGGTCAACGGCGACGCCCGGTATCTCAAGCCCGCCGACGCCACCGCCGCCTACGTCAGCAAGGCGGGCGACACGATGACCGGCACCCTCGTCGTCTCCAACGGCGGGGTCTACATCGGCGACACGTGGCACGGCTGGCGCTGGGACAACGCCTACAACGGCGAGCAGTTGTTGTCGTACCAAGGCAAGTTCGGCTTCTACCAGAGCCCCGGCAACGTCCCCGGCACGCTCATGTACCAGATGGACACCAGCGCCCTCTGGCTCCTCGGCGGTCGGTCGCTCAACAACCGCACGAACAGCACCACCAGCGGCCAGACATTCAACGTCCACCTCGTCCAGGACAGCGGGGGCACGTCCCTCTACGAGCAGAAGGTGTTGCAGTACCGCGGCAGTGGTCAGTGGGAAACGGAGATGCAGCACGTCACCTCGACCAACAACGGCATGAACTTCTGGTACAAGTCGTGGGGCGGCAACGCCGGGGCGGCGCAGTTCTACATCTACGGGCAGTGCAGTGTCGGCAGTCTCGCCAACCGTTCCGACATCAAGCTCAAGCGCAACGTGATCGAACTTGCCGGGGACCGGGTCAAAGAGATGTTCGCCAAGCTGCGCCCGGTCCGCTACGACCGCATCGGCCCGACCGAGGACGCCAACGGCAACCCGACCACCGTCCCCGACAAGCCCGAGATCGGCCTCGTCGCGCAGGACGTCGAGGCGGCCGACCCTGACCTCGTGAGCGTTGACGGCGACGGCATGTTGGCCTACGAGGTCGGTGGTGTACTGGCCTTGGCCATTGCCGAGGTGAAGCGTCTCGGCGCGCTCGTGGACACACTCTCGGCGAAGGTCGCGGCATTGGAGGCCCGATGAGCGAACTACTCCCCCTCGACCCGGCCGTGGCGTCGGACATCATCGAGCAGATACAGCCGTCCACGGATGGCAGCTACGACCCGGAGGGGACCGGCCCCTACTTCACCCACATCACCTTCATGGAGCTGACCGCCAGCCGGGGCTACGACATGGGCGGCCTCCTGTCCACCATCATCCGCGAGGTCCAGACGCTGCGCGAGCGCATCGCCGCGGTGGAGGCGGGAGCACCGCTGCCGCCGTCGTCGGGCCCCACCGTCGTCGGCCTCGTCCCCGACACCGCCGTGTGCGGGTCGGCGGACTTCACCCTCAACGTTCACGGGACCGGCTTCGACGAGACCAGCGTCATCAACTGGAACAACGTCGACGTGCCCACGGCCTACGTCGACACCACCAATCTGCGGATGTACGTCTCGCCCGCCTCGTGGACCCAGGCCGTCTCGGTCCCCGTCATCGTGCGCACCGGGGCCGAGTCCTCCGAGCCGATGCTGTTCCACTTCACCCTGTCATGACCGTCACCCACCCGATCATCCTGCCAACCACATCGACGATCATGCCCTACCTGTCGGCGTTGGCCGATTGCCTGTGCAACGAGCTGGAGTGGAACGGTGGGGCCGGGCCGCTGTGCTCGTGCTCGCTGGTGCCGGGGTTCGACGTGAGCCTGGAGTACTGCGAGGGGTGCGGCGACGGACGATGCGGGAGCGCCTGGGTGCGGGTGGCGGGGATCGCCCCCGTCGACACCTTCCCCATCCCCATCCTCGACGGCCGCCCCTGCGTGCGGACCCTGGCGTGGCAGGTGGAGGCGGGATGCGTGCGGTGCATGCCGGTGCCCGAGGACGGCACCCCCGTCGACGCCGAGGGAATGGGCGAGGTGACCCTGAACCAGATGGCCGACGCCGAGGCCATTTACCGGGCCCTACTGTGTTGCGACGCTCCGCAGATCGCCGTCGAGCGCTACCAACCCATCGGCCCCGCCGGAGGCTGCGTGGGCGGATTCTGGGTGGCCTACCTTGGCCTCTGACGTCCAGGTCCGCATCGAGGACGGCCTCATCATCTCGGCCCTGAACACGCCGGGCGGGGGCGTGTACGAGTGGCGGGACGAGACCGCCAACGAGATCGAGCGCCTCGCCCAGGCCGCCGCTCCTATCAACGACCCGTTGAACGAGTTGCACCGGGCCCCTCGGCGCGGCCTCTACAAGGCCAGCTTCTCGTGGACGCGCGTCGGTTCCAACGGCCACCGGGTCCGGGCCCACATCGTCAACTCCGCGCCCCACGCCGACATCGTGGAGTTCGGGCGCAGCGGCGTCGTCGGGTACCAGCGCTTCTCGTGGACGGTGTGGGAAGGCGAGACCAAGGTGGTGCGCTTCACCAGCGGCCGCCCCGGTCAGCACATCCTGCGCGACGCAGCTCGCTACGTGCTCCCCGGCCACATCTAGAGTGCGCCGCCAGGAGGTCCCACCATGCGCCAGTTCTCCACCGCCGCCCATCGGGGCAAGGCGGCCGTGCCCAACGCCGTCGACATCCAGTTCCAATGGGACGACGAGGTGCTCACAGCCCACGCCCCGGCCAGCGGTCAGCTCGCGCTCCTGCTGTCGTCCATGGTCGACGGCCGGGTGCAGCTCAGCTCGCTGGCCGCCCTGTTCGACTTCCTCGCCGCCGTCATGGACGAGGAGGACTTCGCCGTCATCCGCGCCGACCTGCAGGACGGCGTGGACGTGGAGATCGTGGTCGATCTGATCCAAGGGCTCATGGAGGAGTGGTCCGCCCGCCCTACTACACCTGCGCCCGCCTCGTCGCCATCGCGGACGCCTACTGGGAAGCGATCGACGGCGAGGCCAGTTACCACGGGGTAGACCTGTGGGCGCTCAGCCCGCAGTCGTGGTTCAACGTGATCTACTGGTGGGCCGTGCAGCGAGCCAAGGACGCCGAGCGGTTCGACTTCGAGCTGAACCGCCCGCCCCCAGGCACCGCCCTCGTCACTGAGGTGGACCTCGATCGGGACGGCGAGAGCTTCATGGCCTTCGCTGCCGCCATGAGCATGCAGCCCAAGGCCGCTGCCCCGCCGGGCCAGGGCGTACCATCGCCCGATGGTGGTGGCCGGACCGGGGACTAGCTGATGGCCCGGTCGGTCGGCTCCATCGAAGTCACGGTCGATGCCGACACGTCGCAGCTGAAGGCGAAGCTCACCGCGGCGGCCACCATCGCCGGTGAAGAGGCCAAGCGGAAGATCGACGAGAAGCTGGGCGACATTGGCAAGCAGAAGCTTGACCAAGCCCTTGCCCGGGTGCGCTCCAAGATCGACCGGGCGCTGTCGGGGATCGCCGTCGACATCGGCATCGAGGACTCACGGCTCCGGGCTGACCTGAAGCGGCTCCAGGCCGAGCTTCGGGCGCAGGAGCTGGACCTACGACTCAGCCCGGAGATCAACGACCGGAAGATGGCCGACGTGCTGGCCGAGCTGCGGGCGGCCATCTCCGAGGTCGACGTGCCCATCGGGGCGGAGGTCGACTCTGTCCAGCTCCGGGCCGCCCTGGAGGAGATACACGCCCGTCTGGCATTGGTGCGGGGCAACGTTGCCGTCTCCATCGCCGAGAACCTGGGACCGGAGATCGAGTCGATCAAGGCCCGGTTGAAGGCCGCCTTCGCCGGGCACGCGGCCGAGGCCGAGATCGGGGTCTCGCTCGACGAGCCAACCCTGGAGAAGGCCAAGGCCGACCTGGCGAAGGCGGGCAACGAGGGCGGGAAGAGCTACGGCGGGGGGTTCCTCAGCGGCCTGAGTCTGAGGGAGCAGGCCATCGCCGGAGCCATCGCCTTCCTCAGTGAGCCGATCGCCCTCCTCGCGCAGAGCCTGGCCTCCGTCGCTGCCCAGGTGGCGGGCTCCGCCTTCCAGGCTCTGGGCGCGGCGGCGGGCGCCGCCACGCCTCTGGTGTTCGGCCTCGGCGGCGCCCTGAGCGCGGTCATCGTCGGCTCGCAGGGCATGACCACCGCCTTCAAGGCCGTTCGCACCGAGTGGAAGACGGCGCAGAAGGAGGGACGGGCCTTCAACGCACAGGCCGAGGAGATCACCAACGCGCTGAAGGAACTGAGCCCGTCGGCGGCCGCCACCGCGACGGCCTTCGTGGGGCTGCAGGACACACTCGGTGGAATCCAGCGGGACACGCAGGAGGCCCTGTTCTCGGGCATGGCCGACGTGCTGGCTGGTGCCACCCCCCTCATCAAGAATATGGGCGACGCGCTGGTGGTCGCCGCCGGACAGGCCAACACCTTCGCCAAGGACGTTATTACCGCTCTGGAGGGCATCGACTTCAAGTCCTTGGTGACCAATCTCACCCCCGCCATGGACAGCTTGAGCCAGGCCGTGGCCTCCGTCGTTTCCACCATCCAGCCCTTCATCGAGGCGGCCACCCCGGCGGCCGAGCGTCTGGCCGGGATGCTGAAGAACGCGGCCGACAGCCTGCTGGCCATGGTCCAGGCGGGCCAGCAGACCGGCGGCATCAATCAGTTCCTCCAAGACGGCCTCACCGCGCTGTCGACCTGGTGGGACCTGCTGAAGAACGTCGGAAAGCTGCTGTTCACCATCTTCCAGGCGGGAGCTGACTCCGGCAGCGGCCTGGTGCGCGCGCTCTCGGACATCGTCGGCAAGTGGAACGAGTGGCTGAACACGCCCGATGGTCAGGCAGCCCTCCTGCACTTCTTCGAGGTGGGCAAGCAAATCCTGGCCGACTTGAAGCCGATTCTGGACGGGGTCGTGGGGGCCTTCAAGAACCTCACGTCACCCGCCGCTGTCGACTCCTTCGGCGTGCTGACCCAAGCCATCGGGGACGCGCTGCCGGTGGTGGCCGAGCTTCTCGCCATCATCAGCCGGGCCGGTATCTCGACCGCCCTGGAAGAGGCCATCTCGGCCATCGCCAAGGCCATCACCCCGGTTCTGCCGACGATCGAGAAGCTGGCGACGGCCATCGGGACGGAGCTGCTGCAGGCCGTCGACGCGCTCAAGCCCCTTCTGCCCCCGCTGGCGAGCCTCATCGGCGACCTGGCCAAGGCCCTCACCCCAGTGGTCAAGGCCATCGGCGACGGGCTGGCCATCGTCCTGCCCCCCATCGTGAAGATGCTGGGCGACCTGATGGAGGCGGTCCGGCCCCTTCTGCCCGTCATGGGCGACACCCTGGCCAAGGCCATCGACCTTCTCGCCAAGGCGCTGGCCGCCCTCTTGCCCTCGCTCCAGCCCCTGGTCGATGCCTTCGGCAAGGAGCTGGCCACCGTACTGCCGGACGTGGCCAAGGCCTTCGACGAGATGTTCACGGCGATCAAGCCGCTCATCCCCGAGCTGGTGAAGCTTCTCGACTCCGTCGTCAAGGTCCTCGTCCCCCTGCTGCCGATCCTCGTGCGTTCGTTCCTCGGGTGGGTCGAGGTCACCGCCCTGCTCTTCCCCGTCGTCGCGCCGCTGCTGGAAATCCTCCTCAAGCTCATCAACCTCGTGCTCAAACCACTGACGCCCCTGCTGGAGGGCGTGTCGAAGGCGCTCACGTTCGTGGAGACCGGCTTTCAGAAGCTCGCCGCGGCGCTTCTCAAGGCACTTCCCGGCGCCTTCCAGGCGGTCGTCGACTGGTTCTCCCACCTGCCGCAGACCATCGTCGACGCCATCGCCAACGGCTACAGCCTCCTGCAGGGCCTCGGGAGCTCGCTGGTCCAGAACATCTGGACCGGGCTGCAATCAGCGTGGACGACGGTGTCGGACTTCTTCGTCAACCTGCCGAGCACCATTCTCGGCTACCTCCAGACCGCTGCTTCGACCTTCCTCGACATCGGCTCCCAGATGCTCGACTGGCTCGTGACGGGCCTCACGCAGGGTCTGCCGAAGCTGGCGGAGTGGTGGCTGCTGCTGCCCTTCTACGCCGCTGGCCTCGTGGTCGGCGGGGCCGTTCGCCTCGTCGAACTCGGCGGTGAGTTCATCACGTGGTTGATCCAGGGCATCGTCAGCCTGGCGCCCACGCTCTGGGAGTGGTTCACCGGGTTGCCTGACATGGCCGCCAGCTTCACCATCGCCGCGTACCACGCGCTGGAAGACCTCGGGAACCAGATGATCCGCTGGGTGGCGGACGGTGTCACCGCTGCCGCTTCGGCGGTGTGGGACTTCTTCTCCTCGCTTCCCAGCACCGCCGCGGGCTACGCCAGTGCCGGTATCGGCGCGTTGCTGTCCCTCGGTACCTCGTTCATCGAGACGATCCTGAGCGGCGTCAACAGTGCCGTCCACGGGATCACCACATTCTTCGCCAACCTGCCCAGCGACATCGTGGGCTGGATATCGGGCTCCATCAGCGCGCTGTTCAATGCGGGCGTGGAGCTGGTGAACCAGATCGTCAGCGGCATCGGCTCCGTCGGCGGCAGAATCCTCGACAGGATCAAGGATTTCATCCCCTCGCCGGGCGACGTCATCAGCGGCATCGGCCACGCCTTTACGTCCGGCTTCGGCGTCTTCGGGGCTGAGGGCGGCATCTTCACCTCGGCCACCCCCGCCATCATCGGTGAGGCTGGCCGGGAGGCGCTCATCCCCCTCGACCGCCCGCTGTCCCTCGTCGACCCCAGCGTGCGCTCGATGGCGGCGTTGCTGCGCGGCGTCCCCACCACCAATGCCACCGGCAACCCCGGCAATGCCGTCGGCAAGCAGGTGAACGTGTACCAGAACATCACGCCGACATCAGCCGATCCGGCGGCGGTGGCGCAGCAGATCGTCAATCGCGCCGCGGCCATGGCGAGCTAGGAGACGAACCGTGTACCCCGGCTTTCTCACCCTCGGGACGGGCAATCCCATCTCCACCGGCTCCTTCGTTGAACTCGTCAACAACACCCGCGCCTACGCCTACGCCCGCAACATGGGCATCTGCTGGCTACAGGAGTGCGAGGACTGCCCCACCACGGCCCAGGTCCTCCCCGGCGGCGGGAAGTACCGGAGCCCGGCGCTGGACCGGGCGCCGTGGTACGACGAGAACAACACCGACACTTGGGGCTTCCTCGGCGTGATCGGCCTCGACGTCCAGGGCGACGTCTCCGCCACGCGCTCGGTCACCGTGCAGAACGCCGTCACCTACGGCGGGGTACTCGGCCCGCCCTACTTCGGCCCCCGCACCCTCGTCGTGCGCTGCCTGGCCGTCGCCGTGGACGACTGCGCGCTGGCCGCCGGGCTGGAGTGGCTCAACTTCTTCGCCTCCACCCCGACCCAGCCCTGTATCGGCGACAGCCTCACCTTCTTCGACTGCTGCCCGTGCATGTGCGAGGACCCCGACCCCATGGGCACGTGCTGGCCTGCCACCTACGGCGAACTGGCTCCGCCGGGGCCGCCGTGCAAGGAGAACTGGTGGCTGTCGACCTACGCCGACCTCGTCGCCGGACCCCCGCTGGCCGTGGAGCAGTGGTGCTGGTGGCCCCGCATCTACGAGCAGCTGTCGGCCGGGCCCCCGCCGTGGTCGTGCTGCGCCGACGCCTGCGTCGTGCCCTACCTGCGCCAGTACTACAACGTCATGGTCACGTCGGGGCCGAACGTGCTCCAGGCCCCCGCCATGTACACGCAGGGCGCCCTGGCCGAGTTCGAGCTGACCCTGGTAGCGGCTGACCCCGCTAAGCACGCGCTGCCCGGAGCGGCCGCTTCCACCACAACCTTCGGCGGCGTTGTCGTCTCCACCGCCACCGAGCCGGTCCCCGTTCCCGATGACCCCTTCGCCGTCCCCGGCCAGACCCGGTTGCAGGACCTGGCCAACGTGCTCACCCGCCCCGCCCCGCTGCCCGCCTACGACCTGCCCGACGAGTGGCTGCGAGAGGCGCTGTGGTGGGACAACACCGAGTACCGGATGCTGGCGCGGACGGCTCCGCTCATCGAACTCACCGCCTACGACGATCATGCCGAGCACGTGCGGGTGGGGTTGTGGTCCGGTGACGTTCGGGTGGCGGGATGGCTGGTGCCATTCCTCCCGGCCCACTCGATCCTGGCCATCGACAACGCGCAGCGGGCCGTGATCGTGACGCGCGACGGCGATCCGCGCCGCCTGGCGGGGTTCGTCAAGGACTGGGACGCCGACCCCATCTCCTACGCCGAGCTGCCCCACGGCAACTACCGCGTCACCATCGACCAGGAGGTGGACCGGGCCGTCCGCCTCATGCTCCGGGTGTCCTCCATCCCGACGGCATGACCGACACCGGGTTCACCTGCGGCACGCACGAGGCGTTCATCTACGACCGCGGGGCCTACAACCTCCTCGGCGAGCTGACGCCGCTGTTGGCGGTGAAGTGGCAGCGCATCCGTGACGACGTGTCGCAGGCCGAGGTCACCGTGGCCACGCACCAGTGCTGCGATCTTCTCGGCGATCTCCGCACGCTCGTCAACGAGCTGCACATCCGCCGCAACGGCGTCGATGTGTGGCAGGGGCCCATCACCCGCATCGAGTACGAGTGGGACGTGGTCCGCATCTTCGCCGAGGACATCCTGTGGGTCACCAAGCGCACGGTGTTGACGGTGGGCTACAACCAGAGCTACCCGAACATCGGCGACACCCTGGACCGCATGGACTGGCTGCTGCGGGACCAGTGCTACAGCATCAACAGCGACCCGTGGCGCGTGCTGCCCCACCTCCGCCCGGTGCGCCACAGCTACAACGAGCCGCGCACCTCCCGCGTCGTGAACGCCTTCCAGATGTACGTCTGGGAGGACTTCGACAAGTACGCCGAGGACTACGGCGCCGACTACACCGTGATCAACCGCGATATCTACTACTTCGACATCCACCTGTCGTGGGTCGTGCTGCCCGCCCTCGACGAGCAGTACATGAGCCAGTTCCCGCGCATCGTGGAGTACGGCTACCAGACCTACACCCGCGGCTATGTCACCAACGGCAAGGGCTACGCGGGGATGGCCCAGCAGCGCGCGTGGGTCGACACCTACGGCTGGATCGACCTGCTCATCTCCAACACGACCGAGGGGACCAGCGTCGATCAGCCGTCGTCGGAGGACCTGGCGCAGTGGTCCGACACGGCTGCCCGCAACATCGCCGACTCGGTGCCTGCTCCGACGGCCATCGTCATCCCCGCCAACACGACCCTCCTGCCGGGGGCACCGTGGCAGGTCGAGGACCTGATCCCTGGGGCCTGGTTCCCGGTCACCGTCACCCGCATGTGCCGCACCGTGAGCGAATGGCAGCGGCTGCACGAGGTCGTCGTCACCGAGGCACCACCCGGCGGCGAGACCGTCGCCTTCACCGCCATCAGCGCCCCCTCCACGCGAGTGTGGCCGTAGTGGCCAACCGGGAGATCGAACGGCGCTCGTCGCTACCGAGCTACCTGTCCGACCTCAACACCCGCCTGAACTGGGTCGAGCGCCGTCCCATGGGCAACATGCAGTGGCGGGACACCACCTTCGGCGCGGTGCCGTCCCTGCCCGACCTCCCGCCCGACGGCCCCCCCGGTGAGCGCTACCTCATCGTCGACCAGGACCTCGTCGCCACCCGCCTGCCCAACGGGCAGTGGGAGTTCGGGCCCGTCCCCGCTCCGCCGACTGGAGGCTCAGGTGGCGGCACCGGTCCAGCTGGTCCGCCGGGGCCGCCGGGGCCCGCGGGACCGCCCGGCCCGCAGGCCACGGGCGAGAGCGAGGTCGAGATATCCACGACCACCCCCGCCATCGTGAACAATGAGCCGGAGCTATGGATCGACACCGGCGCCCCCGAGGGCTCCCCCGGCGTCTGGACGGCCATCACCCCGCTGGCCGCCGGATGGACCAACTACGGGACGGGCTTCGCCGACCTGGCCTGTCGCCTGTCTTGGGGGCGCATCGAGCTGATGGGGATGATCCAGTACACGGCGGGCACACCGGCCCCCGACTCGCTGATCTGGACGCTGGCCTCACCCTTCCGTCCCGCCGTCGTGCACATGCTCCAGGTCGGCAGCCAGGGTGGCGCCGTCATGCTCCAGGTCGGCAGCGATGGCCGAGTGACCCTCGACTCGACCACGTTCGTGAACAACGGCTGGCTCACGCTGACCAACGCGTCCGTGCCCACGGCCAACATCGGAGGATGAGATGGCCGTCCTGAAGTACCTCGACACGGCCACCGGCACCTACAAGCCGCTCTACGGCCCGCCCGGCCCGAAGGGCGACCCCGGCCCCGCCGGGCCCGCTGGCGGCTCCTACCTCCACGTCCAGGCCGTCCCGGCGGCCGTGTGGAACATCACCCACGGCCTCGGCTTCTACCCGAACGTCACCGCTGTCGATTCCACCCGACGTGAGGTGTGGTGCGAGACGGAATACCCCAGCACCACCACGGTCCGCCTCACCTTCTCGGCCGCCCTGGGCGGCGAGGCGTACCTCTCTTAGGAGCCCACCATGCCCACCGTCTTCGCACCCATCGACCTCTCGCAGAACGAGCTACGCAACGCCCGCGTGCACAACCTGCCCGGCGCGCCCGCCACGCCGGTCACCGGGCAGCTCTGGTACGACTCGACCAACAACATCCTGAAGTGGTGGGACGGCGGGCAGTGGGTCGACGCCATGGGCGGTGCCGGAGCGGTGCCCGCCGGGACGGTGGTGGCCGAGACGGTCTTCGCGCAGGCGACGGCCGTCGGCACCAGCACGCTGTACGCCCGCCAGGACCACACCCACGGCTCGCCCAACCACGTCGCCGCCGATCACGCCACCATCCCGCTCGATGCGCTGGCCGACCCGGTCGGCGACATCTCGATGGCGACGCACTTCATCACCAACCTGGCGACGCCGGTCAACCCCAACGATGGCGCCACCAAGGCCTACGTCGACGGGGTCGCCGTGGGGTTGTCGTGGAAGGACGCCGCGCGCGTCGCCTCGACGGGCAACCTGGGCCTGAGCGGTCTGGCCGCCATCGACGGTGTCACTCCCGTGGCGGGAGACCGCATCCTGGTCAAGGACCAGACCACGGCCGCGCAGAACGGCATCTACGTGGCCAACGCCGCCGCCTGGACTCGTTCCACCGACGCCACCCCGGCGCCCGAGGACGGCGCCGCCATCTTCGTCAACGAGGGCACAACGCAGGGTGATACCGCCTGGGTCCACTCCGCGCCTCCGGCGTGGTCCCAGTTCGGCGGGGGCGGCATCTCGCAGGCGGCAGCTGACACCCGCTACGTCAACATCCCCGGCGACACCATGACCGGCCCCCTGGTCGTGCCCGAGGTCGACACGGACTGGATCAACCCGGCCAGCGGCAACCTGGACATCCGCGAGGTCGGCGGCGGCGGACTGGTCAAGCGGCTGCGGGTGTACGGCTTCACCGGCGGTGGTGTGACCACCTACCGACGTCTGGCCATCGGCTGGAACGCCGGGAACTACCACGAGATCGTCGGGGAGTCGACGGGCGGCGGGAGCTTCCCGCTACTGCTGCGGGGCTCGGGCACCGGCGACCTGTGGCTCGGCGCCGGTGGCATCTACTGGACCATCGACGCTGGAGGGCGCCTGCTCCCGGGGATCGATAACTCGTGGGACATCGGTATCTCGGCCCAGCGCCTGCGCAGCATCTCGGTCGGCACCGCGATCATCAACGACGGCTACTACAACGCTGCCCAGATCGCCACGCCCGCCGCTCCGCTCGCTGGTCGCAACCTGCTGTACCCCAAGGCCGACGGCCTCTGGTACACGCTGAACTCGGCCGGGACCGAGACGCCCGTGGGGGGCTTCAACCAGGCCGCTGCGGACCTGCTGTACGTCCCGCTGACCCGGACGATCACGACGACGGCGCCGCTCACCGGCGGCGGCGCCCTGAGCGGCAACCTGACCCTCGGCGTCTCCACCTTCACATCGACCGCCTCCGGCATCGTCCCCGCCTCGACCGGCGTCGCCACCGACGTCCTCAAGGCCGACGGCACCTGGGGTCCGGCTCCTGCCACCGGCGGCCCGCCCACGGGGGCAGCGGGCGGTGCCCTTTCGGGCAACTACCCGAACCCGGGCCTGGCGGCTGCCGTCGCCGGTGGCGGGCTCACACTCACCGGCAACGTGCTCGACGTCGTCGCTGGGACGGGCATCACCGTCGCCGCCAACTCGGTCGCCGTCGACACGGCCACGATCGCCACCCGGGCCTACGTGGACGCCGGAGACCTCAACGACGTCCAGACATCCCGCCTGCTCACTGCCGGGGCGGGTCTGACCGGCGGCGGCGACCTCACCGCGGATCGCACCTTCGACGTGGGCGCGGGCACCGGCATCATCGCCAACGCCAACGACGTCGCGGTCGACACGGCGGTCATCGCCACCCGGGCCTACGCCGACAGCCTCGTCGTCGGCGCCACCCGCAAGTACGCCGCCGCGCTCACCGGCACCGCCTCGCCGGAGACGGTCACCCACAACCTCAACACCACCGACATCGTGCTCCAGGTGCGAGTGGGCGCGACCGCCGTCGACGTCGACTGGGACGCCACCACCGTCAACACCGCCACCGTCCGCTACAACCCGAACCTCGGCGCCGGTGCTCGGGTCGTGGTGATCGGCTGATGTCCCGCTCGTTCGGCATCACCAACGCCGCCCCCTACGCGGCGGCGCCGCCAGTGGGACGAGCGGGCGACGTCTACTTCAACACGACCGACAAGGGCCTGTACGAATCCGACGGGGTGACGTGGCTGCGGGTGGGGCCGACGCCGACCATCGGCGGGTTCCTGTACGCCTCGATCGGCACGACGTTGGCGACCGGCGGGGCGTGGAACGGGATCAACCTGACCAACACCGGCGCCGACCAGTCGGGGCTCACCAACCTGGGTGGCGCTGCCGGGGTGCGCTGTGACGTCGCCGGTCGGTACCACTTCGAGGTCATCGCCAACTCGGCGCAAGCGCATGTCGGCCTGTCGATCCGGTTCCTGCTCACCCGCGGCGGCGTCGGCCAACCGCCCCGCGACGTGCAGGCCGCCGGTGGTGTGTCCGGTCATTACGTCCAGTACGTCGCCGATTACCTCGTGCAGCTCGGCGTCGGTGACGTGGTGCAGCTGTTCGGCAACGCCGACGTCGCCAGCCTCACCCTGTCGGCCAGCTCGGCGTTGACCGTCACCGCCGTAGGCGGCCCCAAAGGCGACCCCGGCGGGCCGATCCCGCCGGGCGGTCTCCTCGGGCAGATCATCGTCAAGAACTCGGGCGCCGACGGCGATGTGCGCTGGGCCGACAACGCCGCCACGTCCGACTGGTTGCCGTATACGCCGGTGTGGGTCGGCCAGGGCGCCAACCCCGCCTACGGCAACTCGACGATCATCGGCCTGTACCTCGTCACCGGCAACTACTGCGAGCTGTTCATCTACCTGGCGATGGGCTCGACCATCAACGGCGGCGTCGGCAACCTGCTGTTCTCGCTGCCCGTGAACGCGTCACCGATATTCCCCGAACACCTGCTGACCTCCAAGACGTACATCAACGCCCTGGCCGTCGGCTACCTCGGGCTCGCCCTCATTCAAACCCCGTTCACCCATGTGTTCCCCTCATTTCCCGCCGACCGCAACTCCAGCTACCTCCAGCCGTGGCGGGGCACGTCCGACGGCAACCCCGGCAACGGCGTCCCCGCCGTCATCGGCGACTACACCGTCGCGCCGGGCAACAACATCCTGGTCCAGGGCCGGTACCGGGTCTCATGACTACTACTGTTCGCGCCACGAGGGAGGCCTGATGCCAGCCACGACAAGCCGGGGCTACCCGTACCCGCTCGTCAACGATCCGGTCAGCGTGCACACCGATATCCAGAAGCTGGCCGAGGCGATCAACACCGACACCGGCACGATCCAGTCCAAGACCTACGTCGACCGCAACGACGTCGTCGCCAACGCGCCCCGCGTCGTCGGCAACCACGTCTACACCTCCGGCCCTCCCCCGGCCGAGTACCTGTGGGACGGCTCCAACTGGGTGATGACGTGGGTGGCCGCCTTCTCCTCGCACGCGGCTGCCACCGCCGCTCTCCCCTTCGTGGTGGCAGGTATGACCGCCTTCTGCACCGAGCACCAGGTCACCGAGGTCTACAACCCCGTAGTCGGCGCCTGGCGGTCGATCGCGCCGCAGCTGGTGGTGGCGGCGGGCGAGGCACACCACGTCAGCAACATCCAGACCACGACGTGCTGGTTGAACATCCCCCCCGGCTACCGCATCGTGCAGATGACCTACCTGTGCCACGTCAACCCGACGCTGAACGGGCCCGTCCCGGGAACCATGAAGGTGTTCCGCAACACCACCGGGCCTGGGATCATCGGCGCCGCCGACTTCCTCATCGGCGATGGCGCGGGCGTGTCCAGCGAGTCGATGGTGCTGAGCGTCAGCTCCCCGGTCACGATCACCGGCGACACCTTCATCGGAACGATGCAGTCGGCGCTCGCTGGTGCCAACGAGGAGTTCGACACGGTCGCTGACGGCACCTACCACCAGATGTCAGCGATCTGTCTGCCATGAGGGCCGTCTAGTGGCGCGCTGCCGCTGTGCCGGAGACATCTGCACGTGCGCCATCGAGGCGGGCGCGGGCATCGGCATCACCGGGTCCGGTGGCTTCAACGACCCCTACGTCATCTCGGCGCCGGTCGGCTCCCTCATCACCTTCGCCTCCAGCGGCGACGTCACGTTCTCGGTGTCGGGCGCGGGGACCGGGACCAGCCCGCTGGTCATCACCGCCGACGTGCGGTGCATCGACTGCGCCGCCACCGGGAACCCGGGCGATGTGCTGTCGCGCGACGCCAGCGGTCAGTACGTCCCGCTGCCGGTGGGCGTCCCGGCGGGGACCATCTTCGTCGGCTCCGGCCTCGTGGGGGACGGCTCTGGTGGAGCCCCGCTGCGGGTCGACGTCTGCACCTATGGCGACCTGCTCAACATCTGCGCCACGCCGTAGCGCCCGGCAGGGAGGGGCCTGCTGCGCCCTCCGGTCCCTACCGGACGCCCGCTACGTGACTTTACGGAAGTCGGAGTCCTGCCAGTTGTACTGCTGGTCGCCTTGCGGCTTCCCGCCCTCCAGCCGCATCGTCGTGTAGCCGCCCTGACGGCGACGCTTGTGCTCCAGCGGCGGGTTGGCGGCGGCGTCGAGTTGCGCCTTGTAGTCGCCCTCGATCCAGACGATGGACTCGCAGATGCCGTTGGCCTCCAGGCCGAGGAAGTCGGCCCACGCCCAGCGGCTGCCGCCGTCGTCGATCGACTCGTAGATCACGTATGCCATGTCGTCTCCTCCTGGTCCTGGTGGCGCGCCGCCGCCCTGCTCAGCGCAGAAGTTCCGCCAGGTGCCGAGGTCCCATGTTGCCGAGCCGTACAGCTCGGGCTGACGCTGCCACGGCCCCGCCGGGTCGATCTTGGAGTTGCACCCACCATTAGGAGGCCCCGAGGTGGCGTGCAGATACACGTCGCCGAACTCCCAGCCGTACCACGAGCACAGCGCCTCGACCACCCGGGCGTAGAGGTCGGTCTGGCGGTTCTCCCAGTACTCGCCGACGCCGTTGTTGTCCACCTCGATGCCGATGAGGAGCTCGTTCATGTCCTCGCAGTTGCTGTCCAGGCCGGGCCTGATGCCACCCCCACCGTGGTTCGCGCGTCCGGCGGCGACGATGTAGACGATCGGCTCGCGCGAGATGAACAGCTGGGCGATGGGTCCGGGAGCGCTGGAGTTCCCGGCCAGGATGCAGTTGAGGCTGGCCTGCGGTGTAGCGCTGGTCGGCGCCGCCGTGTGGTGGCACAGCACGCCCTGCGGGTCGAACGGCCCGATGGACTCGGGTCGGCCCCGGGATCGCCAATCAGCGGCTCCCTCGGGCGACAGCGGGCTGTAGCCCACCTCGGTGTAGGGGATGCCGCGGGCGGCCAGGCAGGCGTCGAGGTCGGTGAGGTAGCGGTAGCTCATCGTTGGGCCTCGAACTCATCCAGCGCCTCGCGGAAGCGGGCTACGTCGTCCAGGTCGTAGTCGGGCCTCCCGTTGGCCCGGCGCCGCTCAATGAAGGCCCAGAACTCGTAGAGGGCCTCGTCGTCGCCCAGCTCTTCCTGGTTTCGCCGTCTCTCAGCCACGGGCGGACCCTAGTCCTGCTTGGGCAGGATGTCGTCGGTCGGCACCAGGGCCAGGAGCCCGGCCACGGCGGCGGCGATGCCCGACACCCCGGCGAAGACGAGCGCCAGCATCGACACGTTGGACACGAACGTCACCGAGTCGAGCCAGCCGTTGACGATGGCGAGCCACCACAGCACCACCGACGACACCAGGATGACGATGTTCACGGCGAGGCTGGTGATGGCGATGGGCAGCGCCAGACGGCGGATGAGGCGAATCACTGCTCGACCGGGGTCGGAAGCGGCTCGGGCAGCGGCTCTAACGGTGGCTCTGGCGGACACACGTCGTCACGAAGGAAGTGGTTGAGCACGCGCTCGATCGGGATGATCCCGAAGATCACGAGCCCGGCCACGAGGAAGGGAGCGTCGTCCTCGACCATCGAGAAGATCACGAGCGCCACCCCCAGCAGGAACATCACCACCTGGCGGGTGAAGTACCACCAGGCGGGCGTGACCGCGGGACCGGGCTGTCCCGGGTCGGGGGGCATCCGCTAGTGGATCACAGGACGAGCCACCCCACCGCCACCAGCCCGAGCCCCAGCGGGACCAGCACGGCCTCCCACGGCGCCAGGGTGATCGGCCGGTGGCCAGGGTCGGCCGGGTCGTGGACTCGGGGGCGGGTGAAGATTCGGACCAACGCAATGAGCATCGCCAGTCCGAAGGCGATCGCTCCGAGCAGGAACATGACATCCGCAGTGTCAGCGTTGCCGCTGGCGATTTCCCCCAGGGTCATCATGGTCGGAGCCTACGCCGGGGTCGAAGGCGTCGATAGCGGCCCGCAGGTTGGCGATGGCCCGCTCGTTCCCGGTGGCCCGCCAGACCCGGGCAGCCACGAGGAGGCGTGGCCACCGCGGGTCCAGCGGGTCGGGGCTATTGACGATGGACGTCAATAGCGGGCCCCCCGGCCACCCGTCGCATGTGTCCCTGGTAGGCGGTCCACAGCGATTCGAGGTTCGGGTTGAAGCCGTGGACCTCCGTGAAGCCGCACGAGCACACGAGCCAGATGTTGCCGTCTTCGTCGCTCGTGACGGTGGGGACGTGCCTCACCGGGCGGCCAGGACGGCGCGCTCTAGCTCGGTCAGCTCCCACGTCGCTAAGACCGCCCACAGGTCGCCTCGGATGTGGCGGATCAGGGCCGGGTCGACCGGCACGACGTCGGACCAGTCCTCGACCTCCCAGAGGATGTGGCAGCGCGAGAGCCGAGGGCGCCGCGGTCGGTGGCGAGGCGGCACGATCGGGACGATGGCCGACCCCCGCCACCGCTGGCCGTGGATGTAGCTCGGGGGCGCCTGGGTGGTGCGGACGGTGTGGGCGCCGACCAGCGCCCCCCGGTTGTCGAAGCGCTGGTTGTCGCTGAACGTGAGCTGGATGCGCTCGCCGTTGTGGCCCACGCCGGTGTGGACCCACACCTGCGAGACGTCAGCGCGGGCGACGGCCAGCTTGGGCAGCCCGTAGTCGAACCACCCGCCCCGGTCCATGCACTTCGACAGCTGGATCACCGGCAGGCCCCGAGCGGCGGCCCGGTAGCCCATGGCGATCGCCGCGTCCTCGGCGTTGCGGTCCTCCCGCAGCACCTTCTCGTACTCCGCCAACCTCGCCTTCGCCTCGTCGGGCTCGATGGTGATCGTGGCTAAGTCCATCAGCGTTCCTCTCCTAGTGCGTGGTCGATGAACTCGGGCATGCCCGGACCGGAATCCTTCGTCTCTCTCGGCTCGACCTGCGCCACGGCGCGGGTGAGCTTCTTCAACAGCCCCCGGGCTTGGGCTGCCAGCTGCGTGCAGGCGAGCACGACAACCTCGTCGGCGTCGGCCCACTCGTATGCCTGCAACTGCCGGGCTGCCTCCTGGATGACCGTCAGCTCCCGGTACATGGCGGCGGCGTGGCGCTCGTTCCTGGGTAGGTGCTTGTTGGCCGCGTCGGCCACTCGGCGTTCGACTTCCTCTAGGGCGGCGAGCAGGTCGATTCCCGCCTGCCGCTGAGGCGGCATTACTTGCCCTCGGCAATGCGCCTCATGCGGGACAGACGGTCGTGCTCATCGCGGAGAATCTTGATCTCCGCATTGGTCTGCGCCCGCAGCTCCACCTTCTCCTCGATGGCGGCCTCGACGGTCGCCAGCGCCTGCATCAGCACGGCCAGGGCGTGGTCGTAGACGTCGGGCTCCCGTTCCACCGGGGGCATCCCCGGCAGCTCGACATCGACCATGCCGACGACGGCCATGAACTGCTCGCGCTCCTCGCTCATGCGGCCACCTCCTTCGGGGCGGTGCTCGCCCACAGCGCGCCGGAGCGGAATGCCTCGACGATGGCCATCGCCTCGTTGTAGCGGGCCACGATCGTCCGCAGGCGCGCGACCTCCTCCTCCGTCCAGCGGCGCGGGCAACCGCTCCCGACGCGCCGCACACGCTCGATGTCGATGCTGCCGACCCGGACCCAGTGGTCGAGTTGGCGGTACGTGATGCCGACCTCCTGGGCCACCTCGTAGCTGGAGTAGCCACGGGGTCTGGTGATGGTGATGCCGAGTTCGCTCATGTGGGGACCCCTCCTACCTTCTGAATGAGACGGATGTGCTCCTGCTTCCATCGTGGCGTACCGCCGCGGTGGAAGGCGTGATATCTGCAATAGGGCGTCGGTCGCTGGCTCTGCCGGAACTGCACGAGCACGACGGCATCGCTGGCGCAGCGGCTCACGTCGCACGTCACGACGGCTCCAGGTGGATCGGCTGCCCGGCCCTGTCCCACGCCTCGGCCTCTTCGGGCGTAGGGAAGTCGAGGATGACCAGGCGCTGGCAGTTGGAGTAGTAGGGCGGGCCGGTGACCGGCGTCTCGTTCCGACTCGCCGGTGGCCGGTACCGCTCGGTGGTCATCGGGTTCCTTTCTTCAGCACGCACTCGTAACGTCTGTGCGTCGGGTAGCTCATAGCCACGTCCAGCGGTCCCCGGCGTCGGCGACGAGGCCGAGGGTCGAGCCGTTGTCCCACGTCACGTGGAGCGTGCCCAGGGCGTCGATGTGGTTGGCCGTGCCCTCTAGGCCCGGCGGCAGGGTCGTGTGCTGGTCGGTGCAGGCGTCGAGGCGGACGCGCCGCCCCTTCACGCTGTCGTCCCACAGGTCAGTGATCATTGGTTCCCTTCTTCCTCTCGTAGGACTTCCAAGTCGTCCAGTGCTTCGGCCATCCACCTCCCCGCCGCCTGAATCGTCTCGGGCGGGGCGCCTTTCAGGAACGCCTCCAACCGTGCCTCGCGGATGGCGCCCTGGCGGGCGTGAGCCCGGCAGAACCAACGGACGTTGATGTTCAGGTCGGCGGGCTCGCCGCACAGCTCGCAGATGTGGGCCTTGTCGCAACTCATGGCCGCCACCCGTCGTCCACGTCGATATAGGCCGCACAGCCACACACATGCCGGTGCCCATGAACCGTGGGCAGCAGCCGACAGCGATGAGAGTGCCCAAGTAATCGGTCCTCCTCGTTGGGGTCTTCCAGGCCCCACTCGAAACCGCATCGCAGCGCGTCCTTTCCGTAGGTGACGGTGGCGGCCAGCTCCTGGGCGCACACCCGACCGCCCGGAAGGACGTAGGGGCATCGGGGTAGGTGGGCTGGGACACCCGTCCCGACGTCGATGGCGACGTGCTCGTAGTGCCCCGCCGGACAGTGCCAGCGGTAGGTGTTGCTCACGGCAGGATCGCCTGCACGAGGCGCCAGGTGAGGGCGACGACCAACGCCATGATGCAGCCGATCACCACGATGGCGACGACGACGGTCAGCGCCTTCATGGCGGGCGACGGCTCGGCCATCAGTGGTCGTACCCCGCCCGCGACGCCTCGTCCTTGGCGTCCTCCTTGATGCCCGCCGACAGCCGCGCCGCCTCCAGGCGTTCCTGCTCCTGGTCGAGCCAGCCCCGCACGAACGTCAGCGCGTCGCCGTGCTTGTTCGGCGGCAGATCGCTCATGCCTGAGCCCATCGAGCGCTTGAAGTCATCGACCAGCCGCTTGCGGGTGTCGGTGTCGAGCATGGCGATCTCGGCGTAGACCATCTGCTCGGCCGGGGAACGGTAGCCCTGGTTCTGCTCGGGCGCGCGCGCCGCCTGGGTCGCCGCTCGCCCGTCGTCGTCCTCGGGGCACACGCCGAACAGCGTCAGCAGGGCATATCGGCGCGAATAGGTGAGGGCGCTCCCGACTGCCTGCGCGTCGTTCGGAAGGCGCATCCCCAGCGGAGAGAACTCCAGCCACTCGCCAGAGTCATGGAGGAGAACAGTGGTCACCGCCAGCTTGTCCCCATCGTGCGAGGGCACCTGGAACACGCTGAGGTCGAACATCTGGCAGGCCCGCTTGACCTCGTCGAACACCGCTCCGAGATCAGCAAACCTGTAGACGAACTTCCCTGTGTCGGCAGTCTGCGTCTTGGCTATGTCCTCCACCGCGTTCAGCGCTTTGGCGAAGGCCAGGAGCACATTGGGTCCGGATGCCCTGAAGGCCTCCGGCTCCATGGTGCTCATGTATCCGATCTCTTCGATGCTCATTGGGACCACTTCCTTCTGGCGACGATCCCACTGATGGTTGGTTGCGCCACCCCCCATCGCAGGGCGATGTCGTGTTGTAGCTCACCCTGCTGGGCCTCGACGCGGATGCGATCGACGGCGCCCTGCCACAGGCGGGCCCGGGGGTTGCGTTCGCCGTAGAGCCACGTCCCGTCGCGGCGCATATCAGCGACGTTCTCCGCCCTCGTGCCCCACGTCAGGTGCCGGTAGTTCAGGCACAGCGTCGGGCAGCCAGGGCCGTGGCGCGCCTCTGCCCCGACGAACGGGGGCGGCACGCGCCGCCGGAGCGCCTCGACATGGGTGCGCTTCAGCTGCCCGTCCTCGCGAAACTGGCCGTAGGGCCGGTCGCGATGCCCGCCCTTAGCGTGAGGCCAGACCACGTGGTCGTCGGTCTCGATGGAAGCCAACCGCTTGAACTCTGCGAACGAGGTGAAGCGCACCAGACGGTCTGTCAGGTGCTTCGTCATGCGGGCTCTCCTTCCAGGCTCAGCTCCACCCGTTCCACGTAGCTCGTGGTCCGGAACTGGTCCACGTCGATGCCGTCGCGCTTGCCCGCCGCCTTCACGGACGAGAACGAGGGCACGTACTCCCACAACAGGTCGACCACGGCGCGCCCGATGTTCCGGCGCACCGGGTCGAGTTCACCGGTCCCCACGTCGAGGGCGATGCGGTTGACCGCCGTGTCGCCGACCGCCTTGCGGAACTCGACAGACGAGTGCTCGTGGAGCCAGGTGCTGCGCCTCTCGCGCTTGCGCTCCAGCATCCCCACGCCGGGCACGCGCACCTGGTCCGCCTCCATCCGGGCGGCCAGCTCGTCACTCAGGTCGTCCACGAGCTGACGCAGCGCGGCCCCCGCCTCCAGCGCGAGCCGGTAGCGCCGGGCTAGCTCGGGGGTGTCGCCGTCGATGCAGTCCTCGCCCAAGGCGAGCAGATCATCCACTCCAGGCATCGGGTTCCTTTCGTCGGCCTACCCCGTAAGTCTACCCGCCGCGGGGCGTCCGCCGCAAGGCGGACCGGCTGCTCAGGACACTCATCCACAGGGTGCCTGTGGATGAGAGAGCCGCCGCCAACCCTGCGGAAAGGAACGAGACGCAGGGCTGACGGACGGCTCAACTACCCAACGGGTTCGTACTCCCGCTAGGTAGATTCTGACCGCTTGCGAGGTGGTTCGTACACCCTCCCTCGCATGATGCGGCACGGCACGCACTCGGAATCGCAGCGACGACTACCGTTGCCCCAGCGATCCCTCGTGCAATCGGGTGGGCAGATACAGACCTTGCCCTCCATGGCGTCCTGCTCACACATGAAGTGGCGGGATCGGCCCCGAAAGGCCATCTGGCGCCCGCACACGTCGCAGCGAGGCGCGGTGGTCAGGAACTGGCGGGCCCGATGCTCGCTCTCGTGCTGCGCCCTGCGGGCCCGGCTGGCGCTGAGTTCGTCAGCCATCAATGTGGTGGTGGTAGGCATCCCGCCACCACTCAGCGGCGTAGCGCCACTCAGGCGCGGCCTTGGACCAGTCCCCGCCGTAGGCGTTGGCGATCAGCGTCCACGCCCCGTAGATGAGGTCGTCATCCGTCTTGGGGACGGTGATCGGCGGGGGTGGCCGCCGCTTCTTGGCCACCCCCGCAGCGTAAATCGTCACCGCACGAGCATCCGCCGCCGGGTGACGAGGATCAGGCCCCCCCCGCCGCCCAGGATCAACGCTGCGCCCAGCAGCAGGCCCTCGGCGTTCGACCCGGTGATCGGGATGCTGCCGCCCGGGTGCGGGCTGTGCGGCGTCGGCTGGCCGGGGATGAACGGGCCTGCGGGGCTGTTGCAGGCCGCCGTCTCGGGCGGGTAGGTGATCGTCGTCTCGGCGACGTGCGGAGCCGCCTGCTGGAACAGCGGCCGAGCCTGACCAGGGCCAGCGGCCGGGATCGAGCCCGCCTCACCGCCCACGTTGGGCAGGGTGGCGATGACCCGGATGCCGTCGCGGTAGGCGGCGTCGGTCGGGTCGAGCACCCAGAAGCCGTCGCTGTTCAGCATCCAGCCCGGCCAGTCGGTGGCCTCGCCGGTTACCGGGTCGATGGTGGCCCCCGGGTACAGCAGCGTGACCGTGGAGTTGGCCTCGTAGGTGACCTCGTGCGTCTCGTGCAGGGTGCCGTCGAGGCTCACGAACTCGATGGTGCCGACGATGCCGTTGAACTCGGGCTGGTTGCCGAAGGTGAGGTTCACCAGGGGTACGTCGCGCGAGCAGACGCTGGCGGCGGAGCCGATGCTCAGGTCGTTGACCCTCGGCGCCAGGGTGCTGCCGGGCGGGAGCGGTGCCAGCGGCGAGGTCGTCGTGGCCCCGCTCGGGGGTGCCGACGAGGTGGACCCCGGCAGCGTCGTGGTGGTCGGCGTGCAGTTGGCGGGGAAGTCGAGCGTCACCGGGGTCGCGCTCTCACCGCCGATCGTGTAGGTCAGGGTCACTGGCCCGGACCCCGCCGAAGCCGGATACGGAACCGTGACCTGCCCGCCCGACGAGAACACGAGCGGCGTCGAGCCGCCGGTGGAGAACGTCAGCGTGCCCGTCAGGCCGTCCAGCTCCGGGCGATTCGGGAAGGTGATGGCGATGGTCGGGACCTTGGACACTTCGGGGCAGATGGCCAGGACGTTCATCGAGAACTGACCAATCGGGACGGAGCTGCTGCTCGTGCTGCTGCCCGGCATCGTCGTGCTGCTGCTGGGCGGCGGGCACGCCGTCGTGGTCGTGGTGTTGAACCACTTGTCGGTTGGCGGGCACACCGTGGTCGTGGTCGTCGAGGCCCCGGTGGTGGTCGTCGACGCCTCGGTGGTCGTGGTCGGCGCTTCCGTCGTCGTCGATGCCTCCGTGGAGGTCGTCGAGGCCTCGGTCGTGGTGGTGGTGCCGGTGCCCTGCGGGCAGGCGCCGACGCCCGGCGACCCCTGGCCGGTGTCGAAGGCGATCGCCACCGAGCGGCCCTGGGCGTCCTGGAAGAACGCTCCGATGGCGACGAAGCCGATCAGCGAGTGGATGTCGACGTCGATCGGGTTCTGCCCGGTCTGCAGCCGCTCATCCACGCCCGGCGTGCCGACGTACTTGCACACGAACACCTTGTGCGGCGTCGTGTCGGCGGTGGTGGTAGGAGCCTCGGTCAAAGTCGTCGTGGACGCCTCCGTCGAGGTGGTGGAGTCCGGCGGGACAGGGTTGGCTCGCGCCGTCCCCACCCACAGGCAGACGATGCCCAGCACAACGGCCAGCACCGTGACGACGGCGGTCCTTCTCACTTCGGCTCCTCCTTGGTTTCGCTCCCGACGAGGCGTTGCTCGTCCGGCCAGTTCGGCGGGTGTCCTGGCATGAGCGGGTTCCTTTCAGGTAGGGAATCTTGTCAGGGCCAGTGGGCATGGAGTTGCGCCAGCCCGAAGAGCAGGGTGGCGATGGTGAAGATGGCGAGGCAGACGGCGATCACCAGGACCACGGCCGTCATGGCCGCGCTGATGATCGCCACCTCCCACGTCGGCCGAGCCCGACCCATCAGCAGCTCCCTGTCACGGGATCGCCCCGCAGGCACCATGGATGCCATCCCTGCTCTCGCCACAGCTGATACGCCCGGCTGAGGTTCGACCATGGGTCGTAACACCCATTCGGCGGGCACGACCACCCGAGCAGCTGCGTGAGACCCAGCGCCCGGCCACAGCGGCCGTTGGAGCACACGAGGCTGCCGGTGGCACCGGGCTGGCACTTGGACTCCCGGTACAGGACGTAGCTGAGGACGCCCCCCTGGCTCTCGGGCCAGCCGACGGCTTCGGCCATGTCGTGCCACTGTTCGCAGTACGCCCACACCGGTCGCGGCGGCGGGTTCTGCGTGCAGAGCACTTCGGCGGCGGCGTCGCAGCCGTGGACGGTGCGGGCCGCCATCGCTGGCGCTGGATCGACGTCGATGCCGTCGGCCATCATGGGAGGCGCCGGGGACGGGAGCCCTACAACTTCCGCCGTCGTAGCTGCTGTCTCCGGCACACCAGTGAGGCTGGTGGGAGGGACGTCGGTGTCGGTCGGTTGCGGGGGCGGGGGTACGAACACGGCGAGCACGAGGCAGCCCACCAACGCCACCGCCCTCACCGCTTGGCCTCGCAATCACGGCACACACCGAGTTGGTGGGTGCCCGGTCGGACCTGGGTGACGCGCACCGCTTTGACACGGTGGCAACGGACGCAAAAGCCGATAATACGCATGGAGGTTCCTCTCCAGTTGGTAGCGGACCGGGGCGTTGCGAGCGCCCCGGTCCGTTGTGGTTAGAACGGTTCTGGTGGCTGCGGTTCTTCAGGCGGCTCCGGTATCGAGTCGATCCACTTCTGAAAGATTCGCCAGTCCGGTCGCTTGCCCCGCTGCTGGCATTGATCGGCGTAACCCGGGGCCGCGATGAGAACGCCATCGCGGAACGTGTCCGGTTCGCGATCGTGGAACGTGTCCGTCTGGCACCGGGGAGGCATGTGCCGACGGGCGCCAGAGTGGAGGATGTAGAGCGGCGTGCCGTTGATGTACAGCTCCCACTTGTCGGGCTGTTGCGACAGCTCCCAAAGCACAGGGCAGCACCGACGGCAAGGAGCGCCGTCGGCGGCGAAGCCTGATCCATTGCACCCGGGCGTGCCGCTGGGTACGGCGAGCAGGTCGTGCCGCTGCTGTTGGAGCGTCACCTGCGCCCAGTACTTCTCCATGAACTGGCCCAGGCTCGGACCGCGGTTGCCGGTCCAGGTATCGCACATGTCGGCGACGGCTGCGGCTGCCGCCTCGTGCTCGCAATCACGGAGGCGAGTGACGAACACGTCAACCGTCTCCGGGCGCCAGATGCCTGTTGCTGCCCGGAGGTACTCGACCAGGTCGATTGCTTGACGGTGATCCATTGGCGGTCCCCTCTGAACTGGTGGTGTCGATAAATCCCCGCCCGTCCTTCTCCGCCTCGGCCCGGTGTCGGGCCATGACCGCGTCCGCCCCTGTCATTGGGCGCGGGGGTGGCTCCGGCATCCGCGCCAGCTTTGACCATTGGTTCGCCAGGGCGGGCGGGGTGACCCGCGTCTGCGGGAACGTGTGCCGGTACACATCGGCCCGCCATTCGACCTCAAGCGGCGTGGCTCCCACCTTCGCCAACTCCGCCACCGCCACTCCGCAGGCCCGCCGTTCCCGCGCTGTCATCTCGTCGTAGTTCATCCCACACGCCTCGACCACGGCGTCGAAGAGCTGGTTGCGTTCGCGCTGTTTCGGAGCGGCGGCGCGCGAAAGGGACCGAAGGTCACTTTCGCTATCACTCACAGTACTCACTACAGGACTCTTAAGAGGGCCTGGCGAACCGGCGCCCGGTGAACCGGCGCCTGGTGTACCGGCGCCTGGAAATCCGTCGCCGGTAGGTATCTCGGAGATGACGGAGTCGTTCGACCACCGTCCACGCTCGTCCTGGGTGCGGCATCGAGTGAGATAACCAGCCGCCTCCAACTCACTGAGGCATCGGCGGACAGCGTCGCGGCCCTCGCCGCGCGCAGCGCTCAGCGCCGAAGCATCGACTCGCCAGTGGTCCGGCTTGCTCAGGATGAACGTCAACAGCCCGAGTGTTCGGAAGCTGAGCCGCTCATCCTCGATCGTCGACTTCTCCATGACCAGCCAGCGGTCATGCCTCGGGGCTCGCACAATCGTCATCGCATCAGCCTCCATCGTGGAGGCGTCTCGGCGGCTACAATGAACCCGGTTGTGCCGGGCGGTGCGAGTCGCTGGGAACGTCTCCTGCTCGGTTCGGTTAGCCCCCCCTGACCCGGGGGGCGACCGATACCTTACTACGCCCCGCGGTGGCGGCGCGCAAATCCGACCACGGGGAGTGGCAGATGAGGCGTGGTGGCCCCCTGAAGCGCACCGGCTCCCTGAAGCGCGGGGCACCGCTGAAGCGAGGCGACGGGCTGAAGCGCAAGGCCATCCAGCCCAAGCCGATGAAGCGGGAGGCGCTCGATCCGGTCCTGCGCGAGCGGGTGCTGCGGCGGGACAAGGTCTGCCAGGCGCACCCTCGTGGCTACGCTCTCGACGTTCCGTGTGGGGGTCGTCTCCACGCCCACCACCGGCGGCTTCGAAGCCAGGGCGGCCCCGACACGGACGAGAACCTGATCGCTGTCTGCACGGTGCATCACCACCACATCCACAGCGTGGATCGCAAGGGCGCCGAGGCAGCTGAGCTGGTGGTTCGCAGACCCGCCGTTTGACGGGCCGCCGCGCGACGGGTAAACTGCGTCGGATGGCCGAGCTATTCCCGACCGACCCACTCGGGGCCGAAGTCGCCGACCTCGTGGCGCGCTTCGGCTACCGGGCGGTGCATTACGAGCTGGAGATGCACCGCCCCCTGAA